CTTGGTCTTCAGTGGAATGTAAGTCCCAACAGCTTGGTTGCTGGTATGCCCAAAAGATAATTACGCCCAGTAAAACAGTTAGTGCTACAAAGGCTGTAACTATTGCGTATAGCGTTTCTTTAGTTGTCAGATACATTAGTTGCACCCCCAGACACTTGGGCTATTACTCTTTGAATTACTCCAGCACCACTTGAGCCTCTTTTATGTAAAGTGAGCTCTTTGTTTAGGATCTCTAAGATACGTCTGCCCTCAGTTTCAAGACCTAACTTGAATGCTGAGTTAGCAATTATGGCTGCCTTTTCTGCCACTTGCTCTTGGTGTTTCTTGCTCATTTCATGGCTCATTAGTTTTCTCCTCTGTGTATTAGTTCGGCTTTATATTTGCCCATTCTTGCTGGCCCATAAATTGCTGTAGCACCCTCAACGGCGTGAGCTTGAGAGTCTGCTATTACCTCGCATAGTCTCTGCCAATAAAACTTGTCTGGCCCGTAATTGACTAATTGGTAAACCCAATAAATAGAGCCACTCATGCTTTACGCCATACTCTCGCTGTCCTCTTAGAGTCAGTTGGCACTACACCTACAACATGGACTAAGCCCAGTTCATGTAGTTTTTTACGTCTGCCTCTAATGTTTTGGTCTGTTGTCTTAGGTGCTTGCCCTATGTAAGCCAAGTTATGATATGCAGCACATAACTCCGGGTCTGTCATTGGTGTTAGTTCCAGTAGTTTTAGCACCACGGTTTGAACTGTGACTTTATGATCGCTTGCTACTTTTGCTGCTACTAGCTGTGAGGTTTTCACGTTCACTGGTTTTCTTTCCAGCCTCTAAGTGCAGCAATTAGGTAAAGAATTCCCAAGATAATGATTAGTGGGATACCGTATTCTGGCTGTTGCTCTTTCATGTCTATGAGTTTGATAAACCCAAGCATGCCCATTGCTGTTGCAAGTATTGTAAAGAGCTTGTTCATTATTTGTCTCCTCTAAGTGTTGTCTTGTTTTTGCGTAGACGTGCTTTTAGTTTCTTGCGTATTGCTGCCTTACGTTTGTGTGTTGGCCATGGGACTACGTTTTCTGCTGGCATTTTTCTCTCTCTTTACAGCGGGTCTGGTTTTGCTGTATTTGAATACTAATCTACGGCGCAGACATTTAGCAACCGTGTCTAAAGTGAATGTTATTTATTTGTTATTTATAGTGTTTCGTCGTTGTATTGGTCATACAGGGCTTGGAAACCTAAAGCCACCTGATTATCCGAAACTATTTGCACGGGGCTCTGTGGGGTCTCTAAGGGCTTTTCTAGGTGCTTGTGTGTCCTACGCCAGTTTTTTACCAGAATAACAGCGTCTCTGTCATCTGTCTCAAATTCAGCACCACAGCTACACACCTCACGGATCATATCTTGGGGAATACTTCTATCTCCACGCCATTCTCTGCCGGGCTATCAGCATAAACTTTGTGGGCAATTGTTGTAACTATCTGCCCGTCATTTGAAAGCACCCCAGAGCTCTCTAAAGAGTCCCCAATTGAGCGAATTAGTTTATCCAAATCGGGCATAGTATTAGGGTATTTACGGGTCACAGACTTACCTCTAGGCATGTGAAAAGTTACACGTAACTCAACTGGCCCAAGTATTGGTGTGTCATATTCCATGCTGGCAATTTTGCAAGCCATGTGAACACTCTCACGCCATTCTGGTAATTTCTTGGAACTTTCCCACATAACTACATGGCCATTGACAACTCTTGCTGTCTTTGAGCCTTGTGGTTTTGGATCACCGTAAACCCTAATCTTCATTTTAGAATGGTGCAGCTTGTGTGAACTCTGTCACAGGCTTAGGGGCAACTGGGGTTGCAGCGGTGATAAGTGTGAACTTAGCGTCTGCAATTGTGTGCTCAACAGAGTAGTAAGTCTTCCCCTCAAATTCTTTTGCTACACCGTCAGCTTTAGTTTGTAGATCACCCACAACTTCAATAACGTCGTCTTTGTTTATGTTTGTAGGCAATTCAAAGAATGCAGACCATAGACGCTTACGGGTATATCTTTCCCCGTTGTATTCAGCGTTGTAACTCTCCCAGCCTTGAATGACTTTTCCAGCCCAAGCACCATTTGCAGATACCGAACTAACCTTTATTTCTACCTTTACTTTTGCCATGTTATCCACAGGCCTCTCTTATATAGTTAACTTGTTTTTATATTGTTTTTTATATTGTTCTATTAAGTGACATTAGTGTCACCTATTGCTACCGTAGATGTCACCTATTCTTACCTTAGATGTCACCTATTGCTACCTTGCATGTCACGTGTGTCTAAGTTATCCACAGCCTCAAACTTCGGGACAATTTCACCCATTGGACGGTGGTAAATACTTCTGTCACAGTCTTCTGTGCATGGTATTTCTATCCAATAACGGTTTGTTTTTGGGCCACCATAACTTTTACCATTATGGCGATCTACTTGCAGCTCTCCAGACTCCTCTAGCACCGCAAGAGCTCTAATTACTTGTCTAGTTGAAACACCCGCATAAACGGCGAGACGCTCAACAGACGGCCAAGCACCCTCACCCCAAGTCTCAGACATGTGCCAAGCAATGCCTAGCAACACTAACTTTTGTGTCCCGGAATGGTGTGAATGGTTTAAAACTTGCGACACGGCTACCGCACTCATTTGACTCTCTCTCTTTTTGTTGTAATTATCTTACTTGGGACGCTGGTGTCCCTTATACGCTTTATAGAGCGTAGCCCTACATGAGCTGTAATCTCTCTCCGGCTTGTGTAGGGCATTTCTATTTCTTTAGCCCTTTAGCCAAGTCTTCAATTTGTGCCAGTAGTTCCGGTGTTACCCCTCTAGTAGCCTTAGCCCGCTTGTAAACGCCTCGTAGAGCCTCTAAGTCACCTTTTTCATAGTGTAAGTGGGCTGTTGCCAAAAAGTTCTCTGTAGCGTCTACAACGGCTTTTTGTGGGACTTCATTACGTGAGGCAATACGCTTGCCACCGTCAGCAACTAGGACAGCAATAATGGCTCTACCCCATGCTGAGGTTTCAGCGTTCATAACTTCAGAGTCTCTTTTGAAACTAGACGTGCCCGGGACTTTTTCCCAAGCTGTGCCATGTCCGGGTGTAATGTCGTCCGGTGATCTATAAGCGGCTGCCGTATAGACAACCCAAGATGTTCCAGCAAAGTCAATGAATTGCAAAGATACTTGCTGTAAAGAACCCTCTGGATATTTCTCTCTAAACATGCGAATACGCTCAGAAACGTCTACATAATTGTCCATAAAACTCATTTTGTTATCCTCTCTTGAAAACAATAAATGGTAGCCCAGAGCCTCTGGCTTGTAGGCTTAGGACTTTCTCACCTTGATAGAGCCCTACTTTCACCCCGTCCATGAGGTGCAAGACTTTAGACTTTAGCAGCGTAAACGCTTGCTCTGTCTCCTCAGCGGTTTCTTTTGCTCGCATAAGTTGCGGGTAAAGTTCCCCTAGTTCAATGTCCCCGTCATAAATGTGCTCAGACATGTATCTAACAGTTTCATAAGTAGACTGGCTACCGTCCCAGTCCGGTGTCTCTTTCATTTCAACACACATTAGAAACTCATAGGCTTTATCCACAAGCTCTAAAGCGTAATCTTGATCGTAGTCAATTTCATGCTCAACCATTTCACCATTAGCAACGGCTACAAGAATGCCCTTGGTCAAACCCAAGACGTGCATATACCACATAACTTGGTCTTTGTAATGAGGCGGTAACTCATTCATAGGATTACGGCTAAACTTTATTTCTAAAATGCCTAGTGATCCGTCTACCCACTCAATAATGGCGTCCGGGTTAGCTTTGAAACGTGGCTCAGAGGCACTAGCCCAAGTTCCAGTATTGTGAGCTGTCAGCCACTCAGAGTTTTCTGAAACCCACAAGTCTTGGATAGGTTGCTCAAAGGCTGTGCCCAGTTTCATAGCCATGCTAGGGCCAGTGGAGTCTCTAGGTAATTCCCCAATGTATTCGTAATACGCTGTGTATGCAGACCGCCAAGGGTTATGCCCCATTAGTGTGCCTACAAGTGAGCCGGCTACACCTTTACGGGCGTCATGCCATTCTTCACTGTCATGCTGAAAATAGCCTAATAATTTGCCGTGGCCAAGTTTCTCTATTTGCTGGTCAATAGTCATAAATAAACTATAGCGTCACCCTATGACTTTTTGTTTTTGCTCTCGCTAGACACGGACTCAATTGCCTTGTTTATAGCATTGTCAAAGTCTTCATTTGGCACAGAGGCTTTACCAGCGTAGGTAAACAGCAAGGTAGCCAATAGGCCAAGCACAGCACCTACAGCACCAAAGGCGGCAGACTGGACGGCACTAATGCCAAAGACGTTACCAGCACCCATAAAGGCAATACCGGTTGCAAGGGCAAAAGCCACAATTCTTAGTGTTCTAGTGATCCAAAATTTCATTATTTTTTTCCTATCTGTGGTAGCCATTGGAGAGGGTCTTCAACGGGTGAGGTTGCCAAGTGTTCTGCTTTACCGCACATAAAGTGCAAGTGAGGGCCAGAGCTAGTGCCAGAATTGCCAGACTTGCCAACAATGTCGCCTTGCTTTACTTTGTCCCCTACTTTGACTTCAGCACTGTCTAAGTGGCAATAAGCAAAAATTCTAATTTTCTCAGCTGTGACATAAGTCCTAAGCTCTACAACCCAGCCTAAAACTTTAGACTCATAAACGCCAACAATAGTGCCACGTCCAACAGCTTTTAGAGGTGTCCCACGCTTGACAGCATAATCTACACCACGGTGAGGGCCAAGACCTAAAGACTTTCTTAGAGCTGAGTGAGTTCCAAAAGTGTCTGAGATAGTTGCCGGGCTTACTGGGTGTAGCAATGTAGTCATTAGTCAGCCTTTACAATTTCTGGGGTAACTTCAACCTTGCCCCGTGCTAAAGTCATAACTTTACCGGTTGCTGTTTCAGTCAATTCACAAGCCCAAACATAAGCAACTTTTGTCAGTAAAGAGGTCTGAGCCGGTGTTAGAGAAAATGAGACAGAGTTATCGGTGTCATTTACTGTGGGAATTATGTCAAGGTGTGCAGCTGTGTAAGGGGTTTCCCTAATCTGTAGCTTGGCTGTCCAACCAGTCAAAGAAAATGGCGCACCTACATTGTCTGTAGGATAAAAGACCGCTGGCTCAAAAGCATTAGGCCATGTGCTACCAGCATTGACTACAAGGTCAAAGCGTCCCTCAGTAATGGTAAATGTTTCACTCATTGTCTTCTACAATTTCTTCAACTACTGGCTCAACTTCAGCAACCTCTGTGACTGTGTGATCATGTGGCTCACCCCAGCTTGTAGTTATTTTTGGTGCTAATACCGGCTCTTTAGCCATTATTCTTATCCTTTACTAGTTTATCAAAGGCCGTTTTTAGCCTTGTGTATTCTTTATGCAAGTTTAGGTATTTATCACGCCATTGGTCTAATTCTTGTTTCAGCGTGGCGAGTTCATTCTTCAGCTCAGTGTTACTGGCCAACATTTCTGCCCTTAGTTTTTCTTCAAGGCTTATGCTCTGGAAACGTCTATTAGTTAGGTATTTAAATAAACTGGACATAGTTGTCCCCCCTAGTATTCCCCCTAAAACGTAAACTAAAATTTCCATTGTCATTAGATACCTCTCCAGAGGCCTATGTTCATTTCCCAGTGTTGAGGTGTAATAACGTGGTTTACACGGCTCATAATTGAGACAACTTGCAAAGCTGGTAGAGGGTCTTGAGCAAATTCTACTTGGATCACGTTAGCGGGTTGAGCGTCAGCAATTGAGCCGGCTACCCCGTCGTCTCTAATAACTGGCACAGTTACTTGGCTAACCTGTTTTATTGTTGCTGAGTTCACTACCTCTGTAGCCCATTGCAGATAAGTGCTTGCCCCAGCCGGGTCTAAGTCCACAGTAAAAGTTGCAGACTGTTCACCATTAGCTGTTATAGAGGCAGCATTAGACGCTAAAGTCCTAGTCAAAGTTGTGCCGTCTACTACTACACATTTATTGACAAGAGTGTCTGAGTCATAATTTAGAGCAATGTTGTCCAAGCAATAATGTGCGGGGGAAATTCTGGTAAGGTTTTGGAGTTTAACGTTATCCATGAAAAATGAAGCATTACCGGAAACACTTTTTGTAGAGTTTACAATCATTTCTGCTCTGACAGTTCCAGCCGGTGCAACCCCAGTGACTTCTATTTGTCGCCATTCAGAGGTGCTTGTTGCTGTATAAACCCCAGTTGCAGAGCCTAGAGTTGATCCACCACTGTTTTTGAAATTTATTTGTGCTCTAGTACTACCTGAGTTAGTTTGAGACTTTACCCAGACAGACGCTTTTACTTTATCGCCCTCAATAAAAGACATAGTTGTATTAGTTACAACACCAAAAGAGTTGGCATTACCAGCGGTGCTGTTTACTCTCGCACAAGCAATACCCATGTAATAAGTAGTTGTGTCTCTAGTTAGTGTAGTTGTGCCTTGTAAACCAGCCCAGCCAGTGACGTTTACTTCAAAAGTGCCGTTAGTCATTTGGTCTGTGTAGTGCACATTAGAAATAGTAGGGTTACCGGAAACAAAAGTTGTAGCTTGTTTAGTGGCAACGTCAGACCTAGTTAGGTAAGACAAAGTTCCATTATTTAGGGAATAAAGCCAACCTAATTCGGCGTCCAAAAATTTAGAAACAATATTCCCTCCAGTTTCATTTTGGAAATTGGCTACTCTTTGTGTAGTTCCAGACGCACCTGCACCACCGGCGCTTAGAGTCATACCCAAGGCTGTTGCAAGGTTAGTCATACAGTTTCTAAAAGACCTTTGTGTAACAGTGCCTGTGACGCTGTGAGACGCCAAAACAGTGTTTTGAAACTTACGCATAAGATCATTAGCAACAATAGTAATTTCTAAAGTTTGAGACTCATTTATAAATCTCATAGAAACATTTTGAATGTTGCCAGTAAACAATGGGTTATAAATAGTTGGGTTAGTGTCCGGAAATGGTCTATAACGTATGTCAATACCGTCACTAGCTTTGTAGCCCGGAGTCCCTAAAAAGTCTGAGAGGTTACTTTTTACAAGTTTTATTGTTGCTGTTCCAATAGCAGCCTCAGCTAAAACACCATTGTCAATGTCAATGCCCCGGTCAATTTCTACTTCAAAAGAGTCTGCAACAATTTCCACATAAAGCCCAGAGGCTGGGTTTAGGTAACGGATAGATAAATCTGTTTTTATGTCAAATACGTCATTAGCCATTAGCTACCCACTAAGTATTTTCTACCGGTCTTTTTCTCAAGTAACCTAATTTCTTTGATAATGTCTGAGGCACTAATAACCGCTTTGTTTATGTTGATCTCATAGGTAGCATTCCCGGCTATTGCTTGCTGAGCCCCAGCTTGTGCACCGGTGTTATAAAGGCTAGTTCTCATGCCAACAATTTCTTTTAGGTCTCCAGAGGCTAGTAAGGCTTTAGCAGCAATGTTACCCGCAGCTGGGCCCATAGCAACTAACTCAGCATTTATACTCCCACTTGGGTCTACGTCCAAAATTTTCTTTAGATTACTAGCAAAACCTTTAGAGGCATTTAGCATGTTTTGTAGTTTTGCTTTAAAGAAATCTACGTCAAAGATAGAATATTCATCTTTACCAAAAGACCCAGTTGCAATACCTACAGCGTCCCTAAACTTTTCTGCCGTCTTTTTCATGGCGTCAATTTTGGAGTCTAAGGCTTTTCTTACTTTGTCTGCCAAGTCCTTTGCTTGGAAAACAATTTTGGCTTTTTTAGCCTTTAGGTCTGCTAAGTATTCCTCAAAACTATTGAAACCCATAGAAATCCAGCTTGCCCCAGTATTAGGGTCAATACCCGGGCCAGAAAAGAGCCCCTCAGTAGGTGTGCCCGGTGTGATAACCTCATAGTCCTCTTTAGCCTCGGCAGCCTCTAGCCATGCCCCAGCCAGTGTGCCTACAAGAGCAATAGCAGCACCAATACCAGTAGAAACTAAAGCAATTCTCATTAGTTTTAGAGCTGTGGTTGCCTTGATAATTCCGGCTTGTGTTAGTCCAATGATTACGTTTAGAGCAACAAAGTAGCCCTTTATGAGTAGGACTTGAATACCTAACATAATTACGAGGTCAATGTTTTCAACCATTAGAGTGATAATGAAACCAATAGTTTTAGCAATGTTTACAAAAGCGTCCACAATTATTTGTAGGTTTCTTTCACCCTCGGGTGTAATCAAATAGGCAGCAAAATCCTCAAGAGCCGGTAGCAATGCCTCACCAATTGTTTCTTGAATGTCTGAGAAGATAATTTCAAGACGCTTGTAAGGGTCAAGGTTAGCAGCCGTTTCAGACGCCCCTTGAAATTGTGTTTCAACATTGGCGATAACGTCCCCAGTCATTTTTAGACCCGGCACTAATTTCTTTAGAGCCCCAGTCTGCCCGTTGAAAGCCTTGCTCAATGCCCCTGTAACAGAGCCTAAATCTTTCCCGGTTGAGGCTGAAATATCTAAGGCAATGTCCAGAATTCTCTGGCCTTTAGATAAAGAGCCCGTTGCTCTTACAGCACTAGCTAAGGCCGGTCTTAACTCGTCGTCGAGCACCGCACTTGAAAGCTGTGTCCGTTTCACGTAGGCTTCTGCACCGGCAATAGCGTCAGCATTAGCACCAACAGTATTCTTCAGAGCATTAGCCAAAAGACCTTGGCTCTTACGATCATCTGAGGCAGCCTTAGTTGCATTCTTCAGCCCGTTAGTCAAAGCGGTAAGACCTACAGTTAGACCCACAGCAGCGAACGTGCTGTTCATTTTTCTGCCTACAGTGTCAGCAACCTTAGACATTTTGCGCAGAGACGTCTCAGCAACCTTGGTAGCATTCCTAAGCGGTGTAGGGTCTCCAACTATGGTGAGTTTTAGCTGACTCAATGCCTTGCCTTATCTTGTAGAGCGTCCATTACGGCTTGGTATTCCCTAAGGGTCAAGTTCCTAACTTCACTAGGAGTTAGACCCGCATGGACAACCATGAACGCTACACGCTCGGCCGCTTTATCTGCAATTATTCTTTTGGGTCAGAGATACCCGCAAACATGGTGTTGGCCTCAGTCATTGAGACCTCTCCAGCTTGTTCAATGGTAAACTCTGGGTCTATTCTTTTCTTCATAACATAGATTATGGCTTTCATGGCTTTACCTTTAGGCTGGCCGGCGTCCAAAATCTTATCTATGCTGTTGCCTGTAATTAGTTCAATTGCCTCAACCTCATTGAGGGTAAGACTTTCAAAGTCAAAAGTTTGGCTGGTCATTCTTTATCTCCTAATTGTGTAATCTCTTTGTTTGTTTTTATAGCTTGTGCTACTTATCTTATCGCCGTCTTTTGCATACTTGTTGTAAATGGCAATGAGATCTTCTATGTAATACTGTCCAGCCCAAGCACGAACCTTAGCAGCGCCCTTGTTCATAAACTGTTTAGGTAAAATGTTTTTTGGCTGTGGTGTGTAGTTGTCAAAGAACCAGCCCCAGTTTTGAGCATTCGCATATGGAATGTCGCCACGGTCTCCAGTTCCAGCTGTAACAATTACACCCTTTAGTGAACGTGAGGCCTTGATAGAGCCCGCTAAGTCACCCCTACTTTTACTGTTAGCAACAAGAGTTGTAGGCAAAATAGCCTTAGCCTCTTTGACTACCATGTTGCCAACCTTAAGGTTTAGAGCTTGCACCTCTTTAGTGGCGTCAGAACTCATAGCCTTAAGGCCGGCGATCATAGCGTTAAGTCCCTCAACATAAATGCCAGACTCAACGTATGCCATGGTAAAACTAACTAAGCAGCTGTTTTGACGGTTAGACCGTAGTAAACCGGCGGTGTAGTTGCAGGTGTGTGCACAGCATTCTTTACAGTCAATGCAACAGTAAACTTTACAACCTCATTGCTGGTAAGGCTTAGAGGAGGTAACTGGTCAAATTGAACTGTTCCAGTGTAAATAGGCTGTGAGGCTGAACCTACAGCGTTGCCGTTAGGCGCTACTGTAAATGCTACCTCTGTGCCAAAGTTAGTCCACAAGATACGGTAAAGGCTTGTAGCGTCACCGCTAGTAAGTCCCTCTAAGTTAAGTTTCCACTGTGAGCCCGGAGTCAATTCGCAAAATGTCTGCACGTCTCCCGGGGCGTCTTCTAGTGTCAGCTCAACCATTGTGGCGTCGCATGAGTATTCTGTAGTTCCAATAAGAAACTTAATGTTTTGTGCTTTGATACGTGTAGATGTTGCCATCATTTTCTCCTTTTAGAGTGTTATAGATAAATCTAGGTTTAGATCAGCGGCTAAATATTCAGCATTGTTGGCAGCTAATCTGTATGGGGTATTTACAGACTTTAGAACTACATATCCTAAAGTGCTAATTGCTGTCACTGTTTCTGCAATGAGAGCGTCTAAAGCCTCTGTAGCCTCCTCATTAGTTGCTGTTGCAGCCACAAGAGTTAGGTTTAGTGCTAGACGGTAATCAACGCCAACAGTTTCAGCTACAAGGTAAGGGCTACCAGACGTGATAATAACAATTGGCGGGACAATACGCTCTGGCACATAGTCCAAAACGTCTAACCCAGCGTTAGTGAGGTCAAGAGCGAACTCTGCCTTACTTACTGTTATTTCATTTGTCATAGTCCCGGCCCTGTAAATGGTAGCAACATTTCACGTGCAGCATTCATTGGGTCTTTAGCAATACGGACAGTAGTGCCAAGGTCAGCGAATTGTGCAACGCCATTTGGTGCAGACCTACGGTGAAACAGCTCAGAGGCACAAGACAAAACCGCAGAGTCCAACACGTCTGAGGGCACATTTGCTGTGCCAACAAATCTTGTAATCATTTGCTTAGCAGAGGCTAGGCATGAGTCTACAAAAGTTGAGATCTCTTTAGTTCCAACATACGCTCTGAACTGTTCCACCGTTACAGCCATGAGTTATTACGCCCCGGTGTTTAGCTTGACAATTGCACCTTCAAAAGGCACAGCAATAGCAGCGTAACCGTATACAGAGAATGTGTCCTGTAGCTTGGTGACGTCAGACTGTGTTAGGCGTGTAGGTGCACCCGCAGACTCATAAGTAGTTAGAGCTGAGGAGTGAGCCATGTAAGCGGTCTTAGCCTCTAGTGCTGGGTCTACAACAATTGGGAGTCCAAGGATAGAGCCCTGTAGTCCCGGAATGTTTGAGCCACCAATAGTGTTTGAACCGTCTCCAACCTGAGATACAACTGGACGGCCAGAGGTGTCTACAATTGAAACAAGACGCTTGTAAGCGGTTACACCAGCAACAATGAACTCTGGAGATAGACCAGTAGCGTTGTAAATGTATGCAGCACCGTCAGCAATTCCACCCATAACAGCAGCAGCTGTAAGAGCAGAAATGTCTAGGGTCTTGCCAGTCCATGTTAGTGCAGCTAGAACAGCAACAAAGTCAGCATTCATTTTCTTAGCGTATGCCAGTGACATTGCTTGGAATGCAACGTCTAGGTAGTTAACTGTTGATCTCTCAATAGCTTGCTTTGAAATGTTTGTGTAGCCACCGTATGTGCTTACAGATACAGACACAGTTGAAAGAGCCACGTCACCTGTAGAGAGTGCTGTGTTTTCTGTGGTCTGCTTGCCAATAGCAATAGTGTTTGTGTTTACCTTTGCGTATTCAACAGTTAGACCGGTTGCCGGTAGTGCACTTACATTGAAAGCGTTTAGGGTTGGACGGCCAGTGTTGATTAGGTTGTTTATGTAACCTACGAACGCTGGGCGTAGAGCAGCGTCAGCTGAGGTTGCTCTGAATAGTTCAACAGCGTCAGCGTCTCCAGACACAAGAGCCTTAGCGAACTCACCCTGTGAACGGAACTTAGTTTCTGAAGCTGATATTGCAATGTTTGGGGTCTTTACTAGCTCAAGTTCACGGCGAATTTCTGCCACCTCATCTTGAACAGCACGGACGTCCAGTTCCATGTTTTCAGACATGTTGGTTTCCTTTGTTTGAATTGAACCCTCTGCCACTTCAGCAACGGGTGTTTCTTCACGGACTTCAGAAATTGAAGCACCTTGAAAAGCTGGGAATGACACTAAAGAAACTTCCTTTAGGTCTACTAGAGTCCGGGTTACTAAATCGCCGTCTCTTGTCTGTTCAACTGGGACAAATCCCACGCTGAACTTGTTGATCACATTATCTTTGAGGAGGACGTATGCTTCCTCTCCTCTTGGGGTCATAGAGATAGAAGCTCTAATCTCAAAGCCGTCAGCGGTGTCTCTACCACTAATAATTTTTCCAATTGGCTCTGAGTGCTGCCAAAATAATTTGACGTCTTCAACAGAGCGAATAGCACCCGGGGCAAAAGCCTCACGGTATACGCCACCAATGTCAGCTGTCTGGCCATAAGGCACAGCCAAGCCAACTACTTCACGTGTTTCCGCCTCAAGTCTTACCTCAAAACTTCTTGTTTCTAATTCGGTCATTGTAGACCCTCTTTTCTTCTTACTTCTTCAGTAGTCATAAAGCCCGCACGAATAGCGGTCTCATACATGTCAAATCTGTTAGCCATGTCAGCTTTGAACAGACCCTCAAAGTTAAATTCAACTCTTGTGCCTCTTGGTAGACATTCAGTTAGAGCGTCACTAATAGCGTCTGTATAGGCCATAATTGTGTGTCTGTAGAATGTCTGAGACTCATCTTGCAAGTTGCTGTAGGTGTCACTAGAGCCGTCTACACCGGTCAAAAGTAGTCTTGCTGGAATACCAAATAGTCTGGCAATGGCTTGGACTTGCTGGCTCTGGACGTCAGTAAATAGTGCGTCACGTGGGTTTAGTTGGACTGTCTGCCATTCAAAGCCTTGCCCTAGAACAGCAACTTTACGCTCGGACTGTTTTGTGTGCCAACGCTCAGTGATCTCATTAGCGTCTTCAGCACCAATAGGCTTGTCTGTCTTCAAAATACCGGTTGGAATACCGCCGGAACTAAACCAGTTTGAGGCAAAATTTCTCAACTCTAGTGCAGCTGAAATGTCTTTGTTACATGAGTCAATAGGGCCTAGACCTCTCAGGTAACCTACACGGCTAAAGAGTTTTAGGTGCTGTATGTCAGTTGTAGTAGTTGCAACTGGGGTGTCTTGATTAACTTGGTAATCATAATGTTTTATGCCATTGACTAGGCGAATTGTTACAGCACTAGCTGGGACTAGAGTCAAGTTATTGACTTGTCCATTAGACCCGTAGGACTTCAACCAGAATGCGTTGCCGTCAAGAGCCATAGACGCTACAGTCTGGAATAAAAAGTCTCTTTTAGTTTCTAAAAAGTTTGGCTTGTTTACTAAGACTGGGTTTTCAACTGGAACTTCTAAACCGGTTGCATATCTAAAAGTCTGCATAGGCATTTTAGAGATAGGTGTCGCAATAATCTGTATTGCACGGTATACAGCGGTAAGGGTTAGAGCCTCATTTACGCCAACACTGTAGTCAGACCGGGTAGGCCAAATTGGAGTTGCTGATCTATTCTCAACATCTCTGCCTGTAATACGCTGCCATAAGCTCGCCATTAAGTGGAAACGTATACCACATAATTACAAAAGTCAAAAAACCTGCAAGCCTACATCTTGGTGTGTCGCAGAAACATACAAAGCCATAATTGTTGCCATAAGAGCGTCTACGTCACCCAAAGACTCTTTACGGCTAACTAACCAAGTTTCACCCGTATATTTGGCAATACCCTTGGGGGACTGGACTTGTAAGAGTGGATCATTGCGGTGTTTCACTTGTCCAGTAGAGAACATGGCATAAACGGTAGAGCATGCACTAGACATTTCTTTTACCCACAAAGGCCAGACTGGTAAACCGTCACCCTTTAGCAATTTAGCCAAGTTAGGTAATTGTCTTTCATCTAAGGCAATAGCGGTAACGCTACCTCTTGTGTATAGTTCCTTTAGTTTTCTATACAAGACGTATTCAGTAGCCCCAGCATAAGTAGCCACAAGCTCTGTCTCATAAGTGCCGTCCTCGCATTTACGTGCCCCAGCAATTGTTGCAAATTCCCAGTTTTTAGTCCGGTCTACAGATAAGACAACATTCTCTTGTTTAGTAATGCCGTCACCCACAGCTCTAGCAAATAGGTCTGAGGCTATCCAAGAGTTAGCAGACCCGGCAATAAATTGGTTTAGTCTGTAGCGTCTTGCCTCATGCTCTGGGATAGAGCGTATGTCAGACAAAACAGTATTTAGGTCTAACCGTCCAGCTTCAATGCTAGGGTTAGCCATTTTTAGTGCTAAAGGCTCATCTACTTGAGAGCCCTCCGGGGCTTGCCAACAAAAGAAACCTATACGCTCTAAGTCTGGGTCACCTTGTGCAGCTGCCGTGCCTAACTTGTATAGATCTATAAGCGTTTCACTTGACTGGTCTCCAGCTGTAGTAATACCAATAACCATGCCGTCTTTACGTTGAGCCGTGCCCAAAACCGCAGCAGACCACATACCCTTTTTAGCAATGTGCAACTCGTCAAATAAACAAAGGCTCATTGGAATACCTTGCAGAGCAGACTCTTTAGCAGCCTTTACGTCATAACGTCCAGAGCCGTCAGCCGTCAAAATACCACGTTGCTCAGTTGCCTTTTTGAAACGCTTTTTTAGCCATTCATTATTTTGAATTGCATACAAAACTCTTGAGTAAATAATTCTGGCTTGGTCTGTTGAAGACGCTATAGAAATAACTTGAGCACCTTGTTCATGTAGTAAGAGCCCGTAAACGCCCAATAGGCTGGCTACGAAACTCTTGCCATTTTGCCTACCAAGGGTGCAGACTATCTGCCGATACCTCAGCTGGTTAGGGTAAAGCGGGTGTGTAGACGGGTAACGCTCAAGCATGTGTGTCAGCAACCATTTTTGCCAAGCGTCTAACTTCACCCCCTCCGGTTGCTCTGGAGACTTCCAAGCAAGTTCAACAAGTTCAATAAGTTTCTGGCCGTCACTTGGGAAATTAGGCTGTAATGGCTTTGTGTAAATAGCCGGGAGTCTAAGCCCCCTAGTTACTCTGCTCATCTTTTCAGAATGGCCTCTAATGGATCATGTGCCCCTTTATCACCTAAAGAGCGTTTCAATTCAAGATAAGTTTTACGTAATTCCGCAGCGGTGCTGGTATTCGCCTTGGCGTCAAAGTCTTCAGCTAGTGCTAGACAAATACGAGCCAAAATCTTTTGGTCTAGTTCCAAGTCCAAACCCTCTAGCCACAATTCCAATACTTCTTTAACCATTTAGTCCCTCAATTCTGGATAATTTACTCGGTGTGTAAAAATCCCACAACTTGCGTGGGATGAAACGGCACTCATAGAAAAAACCCTAGCATGCTGTCAGGTCATACTAGGGCTAATCTAAGGGGCTCAACTGTATGCTATTGCCACCTATCAGAGAGCCATGTAATTCTCTCTAATACTTTGTCTTGTTTGTAACCATTACACCTACGGCACATTGACTGTAAGTTACTTATGTCATGGTTAGGTGGATCACTGGCTACCATGTGGTCTATAGTCCAGTCATTACCCTCTAAGTCTTTGTTACATCTCACACATACGGGCTCTAATATTGTCTTCGCATAAGCTCTAGCCTTAGCCCACTCTTTACTACTATGCCAGTCAGCCATTTGTTAGCAGCCTTATCTTGCTATGGTCTATGTCTACTTCTAAGAATTGTTCACTCAGAGTATACACAGTGGGTTTAGTTATTAGTCTTGCCTCTCTCAATACTTCATAGCTGAGACTTAAACATAGTTTCCGGTCATGGCTTACCATTACCAGATACATGCCCGGCTGTATGAACTTACGTTTCCGGGCAGATACGTGCACTGTAGGGAATGGGAATACTGGCCCAGTCCAATGGTGTTTGACTTCTACTTCTACCGTTATTGGTTTACCGCTGTTATCAAAGCCCACTAGATCTATGCCGTATTGGTCTGGGTTTACTTCCATGCTGTAGCCGTAAGTGTGTAGCCATGTGATTACTAGCTCTTTAGCATTATCGTCAGCGTCATACAGTGACTGGTCAAAGGGTTTCATTTAGAGTCTTTGTCTTGTTTCTTTAGATACTCTAAGCGTTTCTTTTCAGCCTCTGTTAGAGGTATGCGGGCTTTAGCAAATTTCTTAGCCATGGCCTTAGCCTTTTTCCACTCACTCATTTAGTCCAACTTATCTGGTACGCCATAAGGGAAGATACGCTTTATAGCGTCTTCAGCTGCTTGTGGGTCTACACATCTTGGGCATACTATTTGCCCTTGTTCATTACGCCATGCAGACCATTTAGACCAAGTGTCACATTCTACACAGTTGTCCGGGTTACTCATTGGTGTCTGGCTCTTTGTGATCTAGCACCTTTAGAAATAGTTGAACAGCCTTTACAGCGTCGTCTAGCCCTTGGTTATAGCCCAGCTCTATCTCTGTGCCCGGACTTTCCAATTTGTAGGCTCTTAGCACGTCAGTGATAGAGGCAATAGTAAGCCTAATGGCCACGTCTTTTATCTGTTTTTCATAGCTCACTGTATTTCTTCCTTATCTCTGTTACCAGTATTTGTGTTGTATTTGCTTTGTTGGCCCAGAATGCCCCAGAGCCTATGTTTAGGGACTGGCTAAACCACAAGTTTTGGTGTGTCTGTAAGAGCTCTATGATCTCCTCCATGGCTTTACGTCTGCCAACTCTCTCAGCTGCTTGTCTTAGGTCTGTCAAGAATGCTCTTGTCATTACTAAATTGTTTTTGTCATTCTCTCTGCATTTGCATGTAGTCATTATTAGTGTCTCACTCAGCTCTCTCATTGCTCACAGTTTTGTATTGCTTGGTCTTCAGTGGAATGTAAGTCCCAACAGCTTGGTTGCTGGTATGCCCAAAAGATAATTACGCCCAGTAAAACAGTTAGTGCTACAAAGGCTGTAACTATTGCGTATAGCGTTTCTTTAGTTGT